TGCTTGACAAACCTTTTTTCGTGTGAGTTCCAATCGCTCCAATTCGGAGTTGAAATATGTGTTAAATTCCATAATTGAAAAAATTTATTTTCGCTAATATAGAAAAAATTCTTTCTAAAAAGAAACCCCAAGCAAAAAAAATTCACTCGAGGTTTCGGCAAACAAGGGAAAAGGAAAGTGTTTAATTTTGGCGCAATTGGCTTGTGATTGTTACATCAGGATCGTTGTTTGGAGTGTGTGCCACAAACTCCGCTTCATTCCTTCGGAGGTTGTATTTTAAAGTATCAACCATTGCGGATTGATCATCCTTGAAATTATCAAAATTCATGTACAACTTATTCATTGGAGTTAATGGTTTTGTTTTTAATCCATATCCAGTGCCTTCATATCGTGGCACATAAGTTCTGTAATCATTCAAAATTTGTTGCGCTGCATTTGTATCATCATCAATATCAAGATTAGTTGTAAAAATACCATCAAAAAATGCATTGCAAATTTCCTCATTTGAAATTGTTTCCCGCTCATAAACCCCTTTATTTTCAGTAATTGTTGATGTGAGTGTTTGTTCGTTTCTTTCCAAATCAGTATCAAACACCGATATATTATCCAAATACATTGCTGAATATCCCGTTCCGCTTGTTAGTACGGGTTGATAAAATGTGATGCTCACGCTCATAAAATATGCACCATTAAAAGTATCAGGAAATGATCCTGATTCTTTTTGCCATCTTCCTAATTCATCAGCATCTTGAAAAATAATTTCATTGTAAACCAATGATGTACTCACTGAATTGTTTGCCTTGTCATAATATCTTGTTGTGCCAAGTGCAGTTGAAATTCCAAAATCAATTTTTACTGAATAATAAAGTTTGTAATTTACACCCGTTGCAGTTGAATCAAAAAGGTATTCAAATTTATATTCCACATTATCTGCGGGAACATAGTTTCCAATTTTTGTGCGCCCGAATTGATTCAATGCGGTGATTCGTGATCCTGCACTTGTTGTGAAATTTGTGAGTTTGTACGATTGATTATTGGATGCAACGAAATCGTGCGTTGTTGCAACTGATCCGTATGTTAGCGAATATCCTCCACTGCCAAATGGAAAACCTTGTCCCACGCTCATTCTACCTAAAATCACACCCTCTTGTTTGATATCGGATTCGGTGCGAATTTTATTCAATGGTGAAAGGTATTCAATAGATAAATCATTTCCTAATGGTTGCAAATCATCTTTAATTCGCTTTGTGACATTTCGAGTTGCATTGCCTTCAAAAGTTCTACTATCACCAATTCCAAATGCTTGAAATTCAATGATTTCATTTTGTCCATTTGAAAGTGCATCTTTAAATACACTGCGATCATAGTATTGCCCAGAAAAAACTTCATCCAAATAAATTGAGTTTGGCACAACATACCAATCACCAAATGCGTGAAATATCCTTGAATTTGATTTTCGCAAAATGTTTTCCAAAACTTCCTTTTCAGTGAGATAATTTATATCTGAATCAAGGTTTGAATATGTACTCCAAGGTCGTGCGGGAATATCACCAAACAATCCCGTTGTACCTGTCCATTGTTCAATCACGCCACAATACAAATACCTTTCAACTGCGCTTGCATCCTTATTAAATTCCTGCAACATTTCAGCAATGTAATACCATTCACCATAATTTGAATCCTCTGTTAATGGATTCACAAATGCATTCAATGCCCTTGAATCGTTTACATCAAGCAATCCCAAGCCATCCAATGCGGTGATGGATATTTCATAGGGAGTTGTTGCAAGTGCCTCCGAATAAGTATCTAAATACAAAAACCCCTCCCAAAGTGTTTGCCAATCGTATGTTTTAGAATTGGTGATTGATTTTGCAATGCAACTTTCATTGTCTATTGTGCCACCATCATTCAAAACCCTTTTTGTGAAATCACTTTGAATTGTGTTTCCTTGTGTGAGTTCATTTTCAATACATTCAGGCGATTCAATGCGCCCTGCATTTGTGGCAAATGCCTCAACACGATCTTGAAAAACATCCGATTGATTCCTATCATAATAAACCTGCACACGATATTCCTCCTCATTTCCCTTGAAAAAATTATCATAGGTAACATCATCCGTTACTAATAGATTGATTGTGCAACTTGATCCGACAATGGGTTGATAAAAATCATCATCACCCTCCCATTCGATTTGTACGGGATCACCCGTTCCAATCATTGGCAAAACTTCACCAGTATATCCATCTTGCAAAATTTCAACCTTTTTTCCGTTGCCCAATATATCGGAAAAAATCAATCTATACTTAACCCCGTATGCCATTTTTTTATTTTAATCGTGAGCGATTGCGTTCCGCACGTTGCAGTGCAACCACCAAATCTTGCCCTTGAATTCTAAATTCACCGCCAACATTAACTTGTTGCGCTTGTTTCCCGCCAATCATTGCCTCCAATTTGTTCAATGGTGCAATCACCTCTGGATTTTGTTTTGCGCCCGTATATTCACCCATTACACCCAACGTTGTGCCTGAAACAATACCACCATCAGCAAACTTTGGAATTGCAGCAAATGCAGCCATTACACCACCCACCGCAGTTGCAATGAATGCGGGAGTTGTGAAAATCGCAGCTGGTCCAGTTGCAGCACCCGATGCAGTTGCACCCGCAATCGCATTTGAAATCGATTGTGCCAACATCATTGCAATTAAATCCAATACAACTTGAATCATCCCTTTCACAAAACCTTGAAATCCATTTTCAGCCAACCCAAGTGAATTCAACAATCCTGCGCTCATATTGCTAAAAGCACCCGCAACTTCATTTCCAACAAGGGATGCAGTTTCCTGAACTTGCTCCATTGTCATTCCCATTTTTAAAAGTGCCTCACGAATTTTGTTCACCTTTTCAATTTGTGGCTCTGCGGGAGGTAAATCAACCCCACCAATAAAACCGTGAGTTGGCTGCAATGTAGTTGCGCCACCACCACCACCCGATGTGCCTTTTGCGGGTGCAGCTCCTGCGCCACCACCAACATCACCAATCAATCCCGAAACAAATCCAGAAACTTGATCTTTCACATTTGTGAGTGCGCCTTGCACTTGCTCAACAGTTTTCTTTTCAAGTGTTGATCCAACTGCATCACTCATTGCATCGGTAAAATTATCACCAATTTCCTCACCCGCACTTTTCACAATATCAACAGATTCATCAAACCCATCTGATAAAATTTGCTTAAATGATCCTTTGAAACCCTTTTCGGAAAACTCCTTGATGAGTTTCCACATTGTTGAAAATGAATTGATTACTAACATCACTTGCGTTTTTGCAAATGTGAAAACTGTTTGAAATGCTGCCTTGAGGAAATATATCACTTTACGAAGTGCCTCCGATCCATTGTACAAATCCACAAATTGATTGTATAAACCAACCACAACTGGCAACACTTCACCCCAATTTTTATATATGATAAAAGCAACACCCGCCAATGCAGCTGCAACCAATCCAACAGGTGAAAGTAAAAAGCCAATTGCGCTAACTAAACCACCAACCAACGTGATAATTGTTGGCAATACAATTGCGAATGCACCCAATCCCAAAATGAGTTTTTGAGTGCCTTCATCCAAATTGAAAAATGCTTTAAATACGTTTTGAATTACGGTTGAAACTTGTTGGAATATTGGCAAAAATCCAGTGAGTAAAGTTGCGCCAAGTTGTGCAAATGATTCCTTTGATGAATTCATTGCCTTGCGCAATCTAAATTCAGCGGATTGAGCGGTTGCATCAAATGCGGTTTGTGTCATTCCCATTGTTGAGTTCATTCGCTCAAATATGCCACGATTCACCTCAACACCTGATCCCAATAAATCCAACACCCCTTTCAATGCCCGAATGTTTGGGAATACAACTTGCGCTGCATCTGCATTGGAATCAAATGCGGTTTTTAATGTGTTTAATGTAGCCAACAAACCTTCATCCTTGATTTGTTGTTTTAACCCTGCGGATGATAATCCCATTGCATTCAATGCTTGTTCCGCTTGTTCAGTTGGTTTGAGTAATCCCGAAAGTATTGCAGTTAATTGAGTTGCACCAACCCTTGCATCAGTTCCAGTTCGGCTCATTGCTGCGAATGCTGCACCAACTTCATTGAATGAAACACCCATATTTGATGCCACTGGCAATACTGCACCCATAGCACCCGCCAATTCGTTTGCCTCCAATTTACCTTCACGCACCGCAGCGGTCAATATATCCGTTGCATCTGATGCACCAAGTGTATCCGATCCGTATGCGTTCATTGCGGAGGTTGCTAAATCTGCAATCGTTGCAGTTTCACCCAATCCAACCGCTGATGCTTTCAAAGATGCCTCCAATGTTTGCATTGCCTCATCACCACGCAATCCCGCTGATGTAATAAAAAACAATGCTTCAGCTGCCTTTGCTGATGAAACACCAAATTCCTTTGCCATTGTTTTAGCGGTTGCACCCATACGATCAACCTCATCACCTGCAATTCCCACAAGCGATTTAACCTTTGTCATTGACTTATCGAAATCCGTTGCCATTTTGATTGCAGCACCACCCGCCAATGCCAATGGCAATGCTAATCTTGTTTGAAGTGATTTGCCAACTGCGGTTGTGCTTTTACCAAATGATTTCAACCGCCCTGATGCGGTTTTGAGTGTTGCATTCAGTTTCGATGCATCACCCAATAAAGTAACTTTCAATTGATTATTTGCCATCCGTAGAATTTAGATGTAAAAATACAAAAATCCTACATCTTTAATTTTTTATCAAATGTCGCTGATTTGACTTTGTCTAAAAATGAATTGTATTTGTCCTTTGTGGATTTTGGTCGATTCTTTTCCATTTTGGCATATATATCTTGAGGCAATGAAAACAACTTTTCAGGATCAATCATTTGTGAACGTTTTTGAGCATTCACATTGTACACCATTGCTGCCAAATATCGGATGCGTTCCCACTCCTTATTGTTGGCAATGTAATATGATTCACCCAAAAGGTGATTTTCCTTCCAAGTGTGTTTCCAAAATTTATCAGGATCAATCCCTACTTGACCGATGAAATAATCCATCAAATCATCCCAAGTGAGTTTTTCGGGAGTTAAGGTTTCGTTTTTTTTTCTGTTGATTTCACAACATTGCGCTTCACACCTTGATTCAAATCATTGCCAAGCACTCTGGATTCCATCATTGCATTCACAATGTCCTCAAGTTTTTCCGCTTGTAAATCCTCAAGCCACATTCCAACTTTAAATTCGTTGTAATCAATTTCATTTCCCTCCTCTTGATCATTAGCAAGGATTGCGGAATAAATAAGCGCACGAATTGTGCCAAGTGAAATTCCTTCACCAAATATATCACCAATCTTATCAAGTGAAATGCCTAATGTATCAGTGAAGTTTGCCCAAAAGTTCATTGAAAAATGCAATTTACGCACCTTTCCGCCAAGTTTAATGGAATAGTATCCCCGTTGTTTGTTTGCCATAGTAAAAAAATAAAAAGCGCAATCCCCTCAAATTGCGCTCAATTCATTATGATTTATCTGATGCAGTGATTGTGCCAGTCAATGTGATTGATCCTGAATATGAAACAGGTGATTCCATTTCCGCACTTTGCTCAAGTGATGAAAGGAAACCCTCTGCGGTGAAAATACGATCACCAGTTGTTTCAGTTCCAAACACACAAGTCAATTGTGTACGTGCCAAAAGAAAATCAGCAAGTTCAGTTACGTTTGATGTATCATCATAAGTGACTAATCCATCAAATGAAACTTCACCGCTCATCACACCTGCGATAACCTCTTGAAATCCGCTTGAATCTTTTGTTGTTGCCTCTGGCAAATCAGTTGATAATGTTAATGAGCAAGATGTTGTATGCCCAAGATTTGTTCCTTCTACTGAAAGCAAAAGGTTTGTTCCGTTAAATACACCCGTTGTTGGCATAGCTTTTTAATTTTTTAATTCTATACAAATATACTATATTTTTTTAATTCAATGTCATCAATCCAGTGAGTGAAATTCCAACTGAATATGAAACCGAGTTTTCCATTTCTGCAATTTGCTCAACGGATTCAATATATCCCTGACCATTAAAAATATACAATGAACTTGTGGAATCCTCAAAATAGAATTCCGCCTTTTGTTTTGTGAGCATCATTGTTGCCAATTCGTTGAAGTTTAATGTATCACCATAATCAACCAAACCATCAACTGCAATTTCACCTGATCTAACACCTGCAATCACTTCACGAAAACCATTGGAATCCTTTGTTGTGGATTCTGGCAAATCAACGTTCAATGAAACCGTTGTTGATGTGGAATGCCCAAGCACAATTTTTTCATCCTCAAACGCATCACGAACACAATTCAATGATTCAAGAGTGCCACCATCATTCAAAACCCGCCCTTGAAATTGGGCAACCTTTGGATCGATATCACTCTTGTACAAAAGAAAATTTGTACCATTGATAACTCCCATTTTTTTTATATATAATCAATCCCAAAAAAGGAATGAACTCCATTGTCACTTAATGTGATTTCGTATTGCTCCCAATCATCTGGTTGCGCTTCAATACCTTGCCAAAGTACATCAACGGAAAAGTTTTCCGCCAATATTGAATCGGTTTCGATATTGCCCTCATCATCATAAACGGGTTGCTCCACGATTGGATGATGTAATTTCACGATTACGTGGTTGTGATCAGGATGTGTTTCATCCAATTCCTCATCATATTGTGATGGCAACGCATCAATCAATGAATCCGCAGTTGCTTCATCAGGAAATTCATATTTTTTAAATATATGGCTCATTTTATTTTTATTTTAACTTGTTAATTCAACTAATTCAGCATTTGACAATGCGGAATCAAAATATCTTGCATCATAGATGTTCCCATTCCATTTGTTTCCTCCATCTTTATTTGAAAATTTAAAACTTTCCAATGTTGTGGATGGAGTGTAACTTCCAGTTGCTGTTGTTGCAGCATTGCCATCATAACTGATTCTCAATTCGGTTGATGAATATGCAATTGCAACTTTTATTCTTTGATTTGCGGTAACGCCCACAATTGTTCTGTTCACATTCCCTGCTGATGAAAGCATCAACGCTCTCCAATTTCCTGCATAATTGTCAAAAATTATTCTATCTGTTGATGCGTTTTGATCACTCAAAACAATACGTTCAAAACTTCCAGTTGATGAAACTCGTGGCACATCCACCTCAAAAAACAATGTACCCTCACTTGTATTCAAAATGTTTTGCAAACCACTTGCAATGAAAGTAAAATCAACCACCCTCGTAACCGCACCGCCTGATGTTGGGATGATGCTTGTTGGATGGCTTCCAACTTCTATCTGCGCACCCCAAAAATAAGCGAATTTTCCTGATGATGACAAACGTGAATTATCAGATGATGCAAATCCGAAATCTATAAGGTTATTTGAAATGCTGCTTGTGGTTGTGTATTTTATAATGCATCTGTACCAACCATTGTTGTGTGATTCTATTTCCGCAGTCAATCCAGAATTTACTGTTCCTAATGTACCCGTACTTAAATTGAAACTTGCAATTGGTTGGCTTGATAAAGCCAATGCCCTTATGTATAAATAATCTTCATCGCCTTTTTTAACAAAAATAGATACTGCATAAGCTGTTGAAGTTGAATGTGTGAAACTTACCCTTGCATAAGGGGTAGTTCCTGTACTTGTAATTTTATCAGCGTTATCTGTGCCATCGGGTGCAGTTGCATTATTTGTTGTAATTGATGCATTGTTTTTGTTCCAACTGCCATCACTAAAATCCTCACTGTGTGTGATAGAATTCGTTCTTTGTGGCTCAAGCAATAAACCACCTTTTGTGTTGTTTAAAAAATCAACTCGTGGCTCATTGGATGCAGCGGATTGTATCAATCCATTGCGCCCTACATAAGTTCCGCCCGATATACGTTCAACTTGAAATGGCAAACTTTTGAAATTGCCACCCTCATCATTGTATGCCAACAAACTTTTTTGCTTTGTTGCCCAAATATCATTCCCGAGTTTTAGTTTTGGATCTGCCATTTTTATTGTATTGTATATTGTTGATTATTAGCCATTTCCGCAAATGTATCATAAGATGTAACATCAACCATTTCCGCATCGGTGAGTGCTTTGTTCCACACGAATAATTCATCACAAGTATTTCGAAATCCAGTATCCGAAACAATACGAGTTGTTCCAATTACAACAGAATTGAAATCCCAAGATAAATTTGTTCCGCTTGATTCATTGCGAACTTCAATTCCATCAATGTACAATTTATATGATGTTGCGCTTGTGAATTTAATCGCAACTTTTTTGACTTCACCAACAATAACTGAATAAGTTTGTGAATCAACATCTTGTGTTGTGCGCCTCCTTTCAACTTGAACGAATGATGCATTTGCCCAAGAAAATCTTAAATAATCAACCGCACTTCCGTTTTTGTAAATACTGAAAATTGTTTGGTTTGTGCTTATTGCATCAACAGTTCCTTTCCAATAAACAGTGATTGGATAATCACTTGTCAAATCCCCGAATGGTTGATTGTATGCGGAATCCTTGTTGCGTGTGATTGCTCCAGATGTTGTGTTGATTAAACTTGTTGCTCCACTTCCTTGTTCAATTTGCCCACCATATAAATAGATGTTTTCACCTGATGAATAACTTCCATTGAAATATAAAGCAAACTGCAAATTTGTACTTGATGATGTGAAATCAAAAGAAACTCGATACCAATCATTTGGGTATTTTTCAACATTTAAGTTTGATGAATTTGAGTTTGCGACTATATTGCCATTTGATAAATTTACATCTATATTTGATGCTGAAAAACCTTCTTGCAATCTAACTTGATTGTACGTTCCTGCTTTTACGAATGCAGATATATTGTGCGTTACACCTGATGTTCCCGTAAATCCTTTGAAAACAACCGCAGTTCCTGATGTGGTTGCCTGTACTTTTGCGCCCTCATTTGTTCCGTTTGGAGCAATAGTATCATTGTTTGTAGTTGATACACCAATTGTTGAATACCCCGTTAATGAGTTATTTGGAAACACTTTGTTTTGCCTTGATTCCTCCAAAAGCAATTCAGGGCATCCCTTTGGGTTTCCATCAGCATCCAAACGATAATTCAAACGAGGCACGTTTTCCGCCATTGTTTCAATGTATCCGCCCTTGTTGATGCGTGTGCCTGATCCAGTGCGTGTGAATGTGAAATCCCCATCACCATCAGATGGCAAAACGGAATAAACTTTGTCCTCCGCATACGCTGCGGGAATCATCGCTAAATTTGCAGTATCCTTAACTCCCATTTATTTGGTTTTATCTTTTATTTTTTCAAAGGTACGCAATCCACCCAAACCAAGCATCCCCAATAGTATGGTAATGAGTTGATCCATCTGAATTGCAGGAGGCATCACATCAGGTGAAACCCAAGCAATTAAATCACGAATGATGAAGTTGTAAGCAAGTGCAATCCCACAAATCCATCCAATAAAAGGACGCCAACCCGCAACAAATATGCTCCGATGTTGTGCCTCCATTTTGTTGATTTCACTTTGTACCTTAACAAGTTCCATCATTTTATCAGGATCAATTTCTTTGCCTTTGATTGCTTCACGCAAATCCTTTGCAAATTCACCAAGTGATGATTTGCCACTATTATTCAATCCTAATAATTTTGCAAACAGTGTTTTCATTTTTTTTGATTAACACTTAATGTTAATTATTTTTTTCAATATACCCAAATTACATTTTTACTTTTATCGGGATCATTATCAACGTGAATAAACGTTTTGGCAATCCCTAATCTATTGAAACCAACAAGCATCAAAATTTCAACCAAACGGAATCTATCCGCTGAATTGTCGCAACTCACATCAATTGCATATCCTTTCAAATGGCTTGATGATTTTGATCCACCAACCTTTTCATTGTGAGCAACTGAACGCACCCCCGAATTTATTCGTATCGGTTTGCCAAACAATTCACGTGCCTGATCAATCATTTGCAGCACTTCGGAATCCATACGATTTCCGCTCCCAATTTCATCAGGTGAATCAAATTCGCTTATTTTAAAATGTTTTAGCATAAACCGCACTCAATACAAAATACACATTCATTCATTTTTTTATTATTTTTAATTTATTAAGTTTTAAAAACTTAAAATTGTGATTTGAAAATCCTCAACCCTTGCAGTTGAATTATTTTTATCAACTTTAACTTGTATTTTCACACCGCTTGTTTTGATTGCGCTTGTGACAAAGAATTGAGTTGTGCGGGAATATCGCACTTCATCCCCTGATGATGAAATCAAATCGTGAGCAAATTCAACGCTTTTCGTTGTATCAGGAAAATATAATCTTGAATCCATTCGTGTATTTGCTGATCCTGTTGTGATATCATAATCATTGCGCACCAAAATAACTTTTCCAACTGGCACTTCACTCAAATCAATTGTGTTGGTTGCTGAATCCCACAAATCACCAGTGATGTACGTTGGCTTGTATGTTGTTTCAGTTCCCGATCCCGCTTTGTTGTTTGTTAAATCTGTCCAAGTGTCTGATGCTAAATTGATGGGAGTTGCAGTTGTTGCAGTATCCTCATAAAAAGCAAACCCGCCAAGTGTATCATAAAGCGAATTTGTGCTTGTTTTGATTTCATTCACATTGGCTGCGGTAACTTTGTAAATTTCCGCCAATGCTGATGTTTGATTATCCGTTTTATTTGTAAAAGTAATTTTTGCCATTATGATTGTAATTCAATTTGTAATTCGTTTTGTAATCCGCCCGATGGAGGAATTTGTTCCACACGATTGGAAAGTTCAATGATTGCCCTGAAATATGTGTGATCACTCAAATCTTGCTCAATATACTGAATGCCCTCATTTTGTGATGTGTACACATTAAATCCTTGTGCGCTCAAATCAAAATAGTTTGCAGATCGTGTGCGCAACAAAGATAAACATTCATCAACAATTAGGTTGCAATCCAATTCCCCTCCATTGTCCGATTCAAATCTTGTAACCACTTCAATCCTTGTAATCACTTCGGAATTGAACGTTGTTTGATTTTGATCAACTTCATTGTTTGTAAGGGAATAAACCCGTACAAATGGATACGTTGCATCTGATGGCACTCTGCCATAAATTCGCACGATATTGCCACGCAATGAAACTTCGTTTGTTAAACGGTCAATGATGGCTTTTCTTATGCGGTGAATCACTTCTTTCATAATAATTTTTTAAGTTTTTTATCCACTCGTTTGAGCATATTATTGAAACCAACTCTTGCGGATGAAAAGAAAAATGGTCGTGCGGGTAAATTAACCTCACGAATTCCCTTTCCTTTGAATTGTGCTGCATAACCATCAGGGATGCCAAGTTCTTTCATATCAGTCAAACTCACTTTTGTTCCCGTTCCAAACTCAACATAAGGCGCATATTCAGCATCAGCAATAACCGCAACACCTTTTCCAGATGCCTGTGAACTTATGCTCCCACGCAAGTCACCATTATCATATTTAGCATCTTGTTTTGCCCTTCCGACAATTTCCTGCGCACCCCTTCCAATTTCATTTGAAAGTTCCTGTTTTGAAAACTTTTGTAATTGTGCAAGTTTTTTATTCAACTTTGCCAAATCCGATTGGTTGATTTTTATTCCCGCTTTCATATTCCCACCGCTTTGATTGTTGTGAAATAATCCTCCGCATTGCTACCTGATGCACCTGACTTAAATCTTTGATACAATCCATCAAACATATCCACAATTCGAAATTTTTCATCCGATGCCTCCAATTGTAGCACATCGCTCAACAGGATTTGATTTCCCGCCTTTTGGCGCATTATCAATTCAATTTCAGTACGTTGTTCCCGAATTCCGTTTTCCTGCGATATTTCGCCTCTATTCGTTTTTTTGGCACACCAAAATGTATGAACAATGGTTTCGGAACTTGTAAACCCACCGAATCCATCTGCGGTTTTTGTCAATCGCAGTACCTTCACCCTTTTATTCAATCGCCCTGCATCCATTACACAAACATTGATTTGTAAGATGTGAGTATTGTTTTGGCATCAGTTGGAATCAAATGCACGTTTGCACCTTGAACAAAATCCGCACGATTGTCATAATACGTTGAAATTGTTTGGAGCATTGCTTGTTTCATAAGCGCATTATTGATGCCACTTGTGATGTAGGTGATTTTCACCTTTTCCGCAGGACCGCCATCCAATTCAATGGTTTCATTGTCCAAACCGAGTATTGTGTACGTTGCAGCAATATCATTGATTGTAACGCTTGAAATGGATGCCACTGGTGAAAATGGAATATCAATCAATCCCGTTTCCGTTATGTCCACATAGTACGTGCGATTTTTTGCCACAATATCCCTTGAAATATAGTTCTCACACCATATTCGTGCGGTTTCAATCATCAACCCGATAAGTGTGTCATCCGCTGATGTATCAATACGTGCATAATCCTTCACATCCTGAATGGTGATAATTTCATTTCCAGTTGTGGAATTTATTTTGATTTGCCTCATTGCTTTTAATTTGTGTAAAGTTAAAAAAAAAGAGGCACATTGATTGTGCCTCCTTTTAAGTTGAAACAGAAAAAACTCCCCTTTACAGGATTGATGCAAAGTTATTGAAATTTTCTTTGTAAATACCCGTTGTTGATAACCTGATTGCTTTTTGCCCTTTATTCTTGATAATATAAAATCCACAATCACGCTCAACGTAAATTGCGAAATAATCAACCATATTTTCAGGATAAGATTTTGAATCCCTTCTCAATACACATTGCACATCATCACGATTTTCCTTGATTGTACGTGCCTCCGAAATTGATTTGATTTGTATTTTATTTAGAATGCCATCCTTTTCCACAATAGCATCGTATGCTGATGCATCAAGTAATGGCATTGAAACATTGAAACCCCATTCCATTGCACGAATGGCAAATCGATATTCCGCAAAGCATCCGAATTGATTAGCGTTCACGAAATTAAAAGTACAAAAAAAAAGGCAACCAAAAATGATTGCCCTTTTCAACTAAAACAAACTATGAAAATATGCCCTAAGATTGAGCAATTTTTTCCTCGAGTTCCCCGAGTTCCTTCAATACCATCAATTGTTTTGATAATGGCAACTTACTGAATTCCTTTGCATCCAATAATTCCAAATATCTTTTGTAATCTGCGCTCAAATGTTTCATCATTCCCCTCTGTTTAGCATCATTGTAAATCCAATGAGGATCAAAAAAATCCCCGTAAAAGTATCATTGAAAAGGTAAATTGTACGTGCGCCAACTAAAAAGAATAACCACCCCAACAATCCCTTGTTTACTTTCACCTCTTTCCTTTTCATAACCCCATCCATTTATCAGCCAATGCACATAAGTACACAAACCCAGTCATCAATCCAAATGCTGCAAAATATATGATGCAGTCAAAAATAAAGTTTTCAATTTTCCGTTTCATTGTTTCAAGTTTTATGCGTTCATAGCTAAAATTGCACTCACTTTATGCATACAAGCCAACATACAATCATCCTCATTATCAAAAGATATTTGTTCGTGTACCATATCCAACTCACCATCCTCATATCTTGCAATCCTCCAAACATTTAAAGAATTTTGAAAAAATGGTTTGTAAGTGATTTGATTTCCGCTCCAGTTTGTAAATGATGTCATAATTTTAAATTTTAATGTTTCAACACCACAAATATAGGAAAAAATTCTTTCCCTCCAAATATATATGCAAAAAAAAGAGGTGAACGAATATGCTCACCCCTTTTGTTGGTTGTGTTGCCCTATTGATTAGGGAGTTTCAAGTGCAGCTTTTGCAGTTGAGAATGTACCATTAACGAATGCATTTGGCAAATAGTTTGTCAATGCAATACGTTCAGATACACGTACAGTTACGAATCCATCACGTACGTTTGTGCCATCTTCTCTGAAGAATTCAACACCAACGTTGTCACGCACCCAAAGTTGAGTACCAACACCGAAGTTTCCACATAGGAAAGTTCCCGCAGTGATTGCAGTATTCACCACAACTGGCACACCCATAAATGCAGGTTGTAATCCAGCGTAAACCTGATCTTTCAAATAGCTGTTGTTGCTATCTTTCAATAATAGGATTTTGTGGAAATCTGTTGGATGTAGCATAATGTAATCCGCATCATAATTGCCCAATGCCAATTGGTTTAGAGCAGCTATAAGAACATCGAATTCATTCGCTGCCTCAACTGATTGATAAAATGCACCACCTGAAGTTGTATCAAAATCAGCTGCATCAGTTATGATTCCGCTCAAGTTTGGAGCAGATCCATTTCCTGAAAGGATTTGTGTATCCTCAACTGAAAGTAGTTTTTCAGGCGCACGAGCAGAAAGATAAGATGTCAATTGTGGAGTATCCGCTAACATTTCCTCACTGATGCGGAAATACGTTGCAATCTTGCGAACGTTTGCATCAGATGCAGTGAAATCGAAATCAGATTGACCAATGGTCGCTCCTTCAGCTGCGGTTGCAGCACCATTTGAATATCCAGATTCTTTTACAAAACGTACAACATCAGATGAAGTTGATCCTTGTGGAATCAAGTTTCTTATGTGAGTTGAACGTGTTGGATCGAATTTGTATCCTGCAACTCTGTCCGCAGGAATCACCTCACCAGTGAAATCGGATGCGATAGTCATATCCGCCTTCACCTCAAATGATGCAGATCTTGCGTTTCCTTTTGCGATTGCTTCAATAGCACCATCATTGATGGCATTTGTTAAAGCACCTTTGAAAGATACGTTGTTGCTAACTTCAAACGATTTTTTGTTTGCAACTTCCATTGCATCCATACGCTCGTTGAATTGTGTTGTTAGGTTGCTGATTTCGCTTTTTAGCATTTCATCAGCTTTCCCAGTAGCGGATTCAACCGCTTGTCCTTGCGCCTTTTCAAGTTTGGCATCGATTAAATCACCAAGTTGATCAAGTTGCGCTTTTGTATTTTCATTCATTTTTGAAAATTTTAAAGGTTGTTAATTAAATTTATTTGATAAGTATGCGAACACATCAACATCATTCGTTTCTTTCGGCAAAGTGACTTCATCAGTCGGCTTTGTGAAATCAATGAAAAGCGATTTCAGTTTTAGCAGTTCAGATTCAATTGCGTATCCCATATCATCGGAAATATTACCCTTGCGGATAAGTTTTGCCAATGCATCGAAACGCTTGAATTCGTTTTCAATATCCACTTTTCCTTTCACATCAAGGATCTTTGCTTGATCATTGGCTGCCAAAGTAACTGCGGATATTTCATAAAGTTTGACTTCCGTAATTTCACGATAATCATCCTTCATTTGTTTTTGTATTGGCAAAATGCCAACTGAATTTTCAGTGACAATTCCCGCTTTCATAAGTTCAAGCGCATCATTGCCAAGTGTTGTTTTTGGTATTTCGGCAACAAACATCAATCCTTTGTCATCCTCATACATTTCTTTTATTTTTCCAATGGGTTTATCCATTTTGTGTTGCCATAAGTAACGCACACGCTCACCATTTTCCTGAATGGTTTTTTGATACGCTCCTTTTGCAATCACATCCCCATCGGAATCCTTATTGCCAAAATAAGATCCGTATCCTTTAACGATTCCCATTTTTTCATCGATGTCAGCAATTTCACCCATTGGTGAAGCTTTATAAATCATTGCCATATTAAGTCAATTTTGTACAAATATAGTTATTATTCATCATTCAAGATTTGTTGTACCGCAGCACCGCTCAAACCAAATCCAATACTTTCAAACTCACCAATTGCTTGTGCCTCATCCATTGGGAATGGAAACACGCTGCATCTACAATTCACAACATTTCCCGCTGATGCACCCAATGATGAATCCGCAGGATGTCGCATTTGTTGCCCTTGAACGCTGAATGTTTCCTCAAATTTTACTTGCACACCATTCATCACAACGTGATCAAAATCATTTGGAGGAATGGAGCGTGTCCGCCCATCATTGCCCGAAACCCATTCTTTCATCATTTGTTGTGCGGGAAATATAGTTGTTGCGGATTGCAATGTGCCATAATTAGCAGCATTGGTTGTTTCAGTACGCACCAATCGGAGTGCTTGATTCCTTGAATATAGATTTGTTTGGCGCAATATCACATTACGCTTTTGCCTTGCTCCGAGTGCTGCAAATGCAGAATCTTGCATATTGGCACGTAATATCCGCTGCATTGTTTTCTTTGCAGTTCCTTGCACAAGTACAATCTTTGCACCTGCATTTTGTTGAGCGTATTGTCCGAATAGGTTTTGCCATTCCGATTGAAATTGATTTGGGTTAATTCCTTTTTTTAAAAAACGATCAAAGTTCCTTGCATACCAATTGGCAAACCTCATTCCAGTTTGCACATAAAGTTGCTGATATATTTTTTTGAAACCCTCCGCTTTGAATATCCCTTGCACATCAATTGTGCCTTGTTGCAGAAAAGCATCAACACCCTTTTCATATTCCGATTGATAAAACCTTTGCACCGATCCGATGATTGCCTTTTCCGCTTTGCGCATTTCGTTTTCAAATGCACCTTGCCAATTGGCTTTCACTTGTTTTGAAAGGATGCCATTCTTTTGTGTTGGCATTACTATCTTATTGAGTTAATTGTTTTTTGTATTTCATTCAAATCAACTTCCAACTTGAATGACAAATCCGCACTCCATTGCCTCACTGGTTTGTTGCCATTATATATCACAACAATTGGAACGGTTTGAATTTCTTTTTTAAGCGATTGAGGTTGATCCTCAAGCCAAGCAAATTGAACTTTGCAACCAATCAAATTTTTAAGATTGATGTTGTTTTGTTTATTCCACTTTGCATTGATTTGCATAACTGTAATACTTTTATTTTCAACTGGATTTGGATTCACGCTTGATGGTGAAAACAACAAAGCCAATATCAAAATAAAAGTTCTCATTTTAATTTGTTTTCAATTCGTACAATCTTGCTTCAATGGTTTCAAGTTTTTCAAAATTCTTTTCAATGAGTTGTCGGTTGCTCATTATTTCGCTGCGGATGGCATTATCTTTCAAATCATATTCAGCACGTGAAATCACTGGAGCGGGTTGTTCCATCGCTTCTTTGACTTGTGCTTTTAAATCAAAGTAAAATGCAGTTGCAGTGAATAATGAAACCGCCAATGCAATGATTGTTTCAATTGACAATGTGAATTTCGTTTGTTTAGATATTTCAGTCATTACTATCTTTTTTTACCTTGACCACGTTTCTTTTTTTTGTACCCTTTTTGCCCTTTGGATGCGTTCTTTGAATGCACTCCTTTGCGTTTCTTTTTTGGTTTTTCAATAACCAATTCAATCATTCTCAATTTAGCCATTGCGTAACTCCTCCATTTTTTTGATTGCCCAATCTACACCCGCAGTGCCACCCCATAAGTTCCAAGCAACGAATCCACGATCTTTCCACGGTTCATCCTTGTACTCATCAGCAATGGTTGCATTGTCACGATGCCTGTTGAATTGTGCCATCCTTGAAATCACATCCACACTGATCGGTTTTCTCGCTGCCAACATCGATGCTCTGCGCCAACCGATTTCAGTGCCTCCCTTAACTTCATCACGCCCATACTTTTCCCGCCACTCAATCATTCGCTTTGCGTTGTTGGTTGCGGTTTGAGGATAATCATCATACATTTCCGCTTTGCTTTCCTCCTTGCTTGATAGCGGATGCCCTTCGGGAAATAAATCCGTATCGTGTTTGCCTGATTTGAAACGCTCATTGCGCATTGCATAAAGGAATGAATTCACTCTTGCGTATGCCCATTGATCGGATGATGTTACTGATGGGCGCACTGATGATGGATTTGTATTGTAAGCACCAACACCACGCTCAAACACTTTCACAAGCATTCCAAGTGTGACACGCTTTTTTGGATTATCACCATATTCCTCGTTGTGTTCATCAACTTTTTTTTGCAATCCCTTTTCCACTGCATCGGAAACATCCTTTTGTTCCTCTATTGATGCAATGGCATCCTCATATTCCTGATGCGTTGCAAATGGCATATATACAACCTCACCATCAAATTCGTGTTCGTGGTATCCATCACCACCCAATTCATTGGCACGTGCAATGGCTTCATCAATAGTTGTGTACACATCCGCCATTCCCTGCACCTCCGCTTTCACTTCGATATTCCAAAGTGCCTGTTTGATTAGTTGCTTTTCCTCCTCAATATCAATTTCATCAATCGGATCTGGAATTGGCATTTCGTTTGTTTCAATTGGCAAAAGGTTTGCAGGAATGTAATAATTATCAAGCGCATAGTTTTCCTCATCAACACCATAATTCATCACCCTTCTTTTTTCGTTTGGAGTTACCCACCACGCTTTTGAAAGTTGATCAACAACCTTTTCATTTTCCTCTTGCAATTCTGGTATTGCGGAATAATCAAAATCAATGAATAATTTATCACCATACATTGGTGCTAACCATCGATTCAATTCATCACGTATCTTGTTGAGTTCAGGAATAACCGCATTTTGATACAATGCTTTTTTTGCCTCCTTCATATTGTTGTAGGTTGCAGATTCCGTATTGTTCAACAATTGTACTGGTACTGAATAGATGTTGCACAAATCCTTGATGGATGCATTGTATTGCTCAATGAGTGAAACATCCGCAGCATTCAATCCAAAGTTCACCCACGATAATTTTTTAGGAGTGATAATAACATCCCCTGCATTATCAGCACCTTGAAAGTTTTTGCGGAACTTATCTTTCAATTGTTGCGCTTGAACTTCATTCAAATCCCCTTCATCACTTGTAAGGATACCACGTGCAGTTTGATTTTGTAAGTATTTCACACCTGTTTGCACCGCTTCATTGTTGGTTGTTAGGGAACGCAATCCCGCCCTCAATGGTGATTGGCCATACAAATGCGATCCCGTTCCATCATAGTAAGGATTGAAATCCTTGATGTGGCATATATCCTCCGCAGGGATATCATAAGCACCTTGATATTCAATGCGATATTTTTGCACTGGTTGCATAATGCCTCCAGAAACGATTTCCATAATTTGTGACGGCATCACATAAAGTTCTTTGTATTTGCCCTTGTTCATTCCCGTTTCAGGTGCAATGCCATAAATATATCTGTTACCTGTTAGTTTACCAAAGGCAATGAGTTCACTGATCCAACTTGAATATGATTGCGCTGCATTTGGTCGCTCCAATAGCTGATGAAGTTCAGTGCCTTCCAATTCAACCATTGCATTTTTGCGAATGAGATTTGCTTTCAATAGCGATTGCGCATCGACTGATCCGCTTGTGAGCGACTTATATCGCTTCACTTCGTTTTCGTTTACCTTTTCATATATCTGAAATGGAATTGTTGTTGCAGCATTTGTGATGAGGTTTACAAGCGAATAGATAGTTGCATTCCTGCGATATCCATCCCGAATGTAAGTATCATCATTTTCGGGATTCCAAACAATGGATTCACCCAAAAATTGATAAATTGCTTTGTTATATTCCGCTGCGGTTTGTTGTGCGTTTTTGGTAATAAGATTCCTAAATCGATCCAGTACTGATGCCATCAATCAAAATTTTATCCAAAAATACAAATTTTAAATCACAAAGAAATCATTGCGATTTTTATAACGTGAATACGTTGCGTATCTTAATGCATCCATAAGGTGATTGTACTTATCAATTGGCTTGTTGATGATTGTGCCATCCTTTAATTCCTCCCAAAAATACATCTGTTGCTCCTTTTGCAGATTCTTTGATTCGCTTGAAACAATCACATCAAACTCCTTGATCAAACTTATTCCCGCATTGATTGATCCTGCGCCTTTGATTGCTGACTTTGCCAACACATCCATTTGGCGCAATTCCTCAATTGATTTTGGCTCCGCACTATCGCAATACATCAGCATTTGATTTTTGCCCTCACGTTTCAAGAATTCAGCAATGTCACGATTTGTCATTCCTTTGGAATACAACAACTCGTGAACATAAAGTTTCTCATTCTTTTTTGCCACCAAAAGGATCGCAGTTTGGTCGTTGGAAAATCCGAAGTCACATCCCAGATGCCAATCCAATTCGGGAAACTCCTTGAGCGGAATATATTCCCAATTTTGAAATATTTGCCTATTGGAAAACACCGCACGTTGCCCTTCACCATACACCCTCCAATAATCGGGATCACGATCCTTGATGCGCTCAATTTCATTCACCAATTCAGATGGCAAAAATTGGTTATCCTTGTAAGTTGTAACCGAAAGGAAACAATCATCACGCTCAATGATTTCATCATATATCCAATGCACTGGATCGGATGGATTGAAGTCAATTAGTATTTCCTCTGTTGTACGCATATTCAGCTGATTGAAATCCTCCCAATGCAATTCATTGCCCTCATTCAAAAAACAATGCGTTCTTTTGCGCCCTCTTATCTTTTGGCTATCATCAACGCTCAAGAATTCAACCAAATGATTTTTGTATTGGAATGTGTTTTCTGATTTGTTGTGATTGCCTTGATAATACAAACCCAAGTTTTCAAGCAGCAATATGAAGTCACGTTGCACCGATCCTTTCAATGCAGGGAGTGTTTTACGCACAATAGAAATCACCAATGGATCTTTGCGTGTTGTTAGCAAATAGATGAGGTATTGGCACAAGGCATACGTTTTCCCGCTCCTTGTTCCGCCTTGAAATACTTTGATCCGTTCCTTTGCCTCAATGGCTTGATAAAACTGGATGTTGCAATATTCCTTTACTTTTCTTTTTTCGATGGATGCCATTCAATGATTTTGCTTTCAACTTCACCATCAACCTTGATTTCACTGCGCTCAATGTATCCACGCTTTTTGCCTTTGGTTTTCAATAGGAAAATTGTTGCGGTTGTATTGCCATCCTTGATTTGCTTGTGGAGTTGTGATTCCGCAAAGTCAAGTGTGATATCTTGCAGATCCTCAACCATTTGTTTGTACTTTTCATCTGCCTTTAACCAATTGTAATGCGTTTGCCTATCAATGCCAACTGTTTTACAAGCGGTTGTTACAACGCAAAGGGATTTTTCCAATGCAGCAATCATTGCTTTTTTTAGTGTCGAATTTTGCTTATTTGCCATATTACAAAAATATAAAAAAAAAGCCATCAAATAGATGGCTCAACTTTTCAATACTTCAATACATAATTTTTCAGGGATTTTGCTCCTATCATAATTCCCTTTTAATCCTTGCGTTCCCGTTCTACTGCCACGAGGTGCGGATTCGTGATGGCAATTTTTATTTCCATTATGGCATTCGGGTTTTGGTTGCCAACCATCAGGATTCAAAAGTGAACGGAGGTTGTTAGTCCAAATATCCGTTGGCTTTGCACGTTTATCACCATAGGTGCAATACCAAACAGTTGCACGAGGTAAACCAATCATGAAGGGTTGTTTCCTTAATAATCCACGAGGATTTTCAATGTACCATTTTTTTGGTTTCAATTCCTTTATGATTTCAATTGTTTTCATCACAATCAAATCACTTTTTTTGGCAAAATCTGAAAGTTCTTTTCCAGTTGGTCGATGATGTGATATTGCTGCAATGGAATAAGTTGTGCAAGGAGGTGATGCCCAAATGATATCAGGTTGAAAAGGAACTTTGGAAATATCAAAATCCAATATATCAACAACATAATCGATACCATCAAAATCATTGATATCACTACTAAAAACATTGAAACCTAATTTTTCAGATGCTTTTCCAACACTTCGACTTCCTGCAAATAATTCAAGTACATTCATATTTTATAGTTAAAAAAAGCCACCCGATTGGATGGCTAATGTTTTGAGTTGGTTTTGGTTATGCTAAACACCATCTATTGAATCCATCTGTTAAACTTTTATTTTCAACAAATGTATTGTGCAATTCAATTCTTTCAAGGAAATTAGTTTCCAAACCTCTTGCATAAAGGTATTTTTTTGTTGCTCCCAAAACTTTATATTTTGTGTTAGGGTTTGCCATATCAACGTATTGAATTGTTTGTCCGAATTTTAAATCTGTTGCTTGAAGTTTCATATCTGTTTGTTTTTGTTGATACAAATATATGAGAAAAAATTCTTTCCCACAAGAAAAAAGTAAAAAAAATTAAACTTTTTTAATCCATAAGATAAAAAACCCTATTGCAGCGATGGTGAAATGGTATTCATCATTTGCAAAAAATGTGTTTTTCTTAATGAATGTTTGGTGATGTTTGTTGAATCCAAAGATGAAAGTTCCAATTTTGGTTTCGTTTGTTTCAAAGTATGTTTTCATTTTCCGCAGTATTCACAAAATTCTTTTGGCTCGTTTTCTTTTGGTGAATCATCCTGATCATCATTTTGTGGAGGATCTTGCCATACATCCAAACCCCAATCATCGAGTTCATTGGGATTCCATTCGTTTGCAACCACATCCCAATCCCATTCCCCAAAGCCAACATTGTCCTTGATGATGAATTCTTTTTTCTTTTCATCACTCCATCCAATTGCCTTATCAATCCACACTTCGAACAATCCTGCACTTTTACACGCTTTAAGGCGCATATTGCCACCCAATACAACCATATTTTCATCAACAACAATTGGTCGCTTTTCAAGCATTTCAGGGAATGCCTTAATCGATTTGACAAGTTTCTTAAATTTAGATTTGGAAATGAATCGTGGATTGTCGGGATTAGGTTTGATTGATGCGATGTTTACTTTACGCTTCATAAGAATACCAAATTATATTAAAACCAAACACAAGCAAAAGGATTTGAATAACGTGTTCCCGCATTCCATCAGTGCGCTCAACATCTTGAAGTTCATTATCAATATAGTTGATGCCAAGTGTTAAGCCATATATCGGAAAAAAAGTGATTGCAAGATTCATCCCTTGTGTTTTTGGTAAAAGTACAAATATATTTCCCAAATCTTTTGATGCGCTTCATCAATTTTTGCGTATGCTTTTGGTGAATTGCGTTTGTTTCCTTTGTGATCAAGCACAATCCAGAATTCGTTTTTGCGTGGCACAACGTATTGTTTGATGCTATTTTTAAAGCACCACCCCATTGCGGATTGCATTTCTTTACTAGGAGCAAATTTGAATCGCATAATAAAAAATTGTTATTACATTGTAAGCACATACCCACACCCCAATTGTGATTGCTGCAATGATTGCCCACGTGATTGCTTTCAAATATCTTTTCATTTTTCTAATTTTTAAATTCCACAATACCCAGAATCACAATCATTGAAATCATCATCAAACAATTCAAATTGCATTTTGTGTTTTTTTATTTTTTCATAAGTGATTCCCGTTTTCCAAGTTCCTTTTCCATTCCTTCCAATTTCCTGATCTGCAAACCATTGCATTTTGTTTGTATTTTTATCAAACATTTTTTTCAAAAGCATTTCGTTGCGGTGAAAACACCCAACACAATTATTCATCCAAGCAAACCGAATCGGTTTGTTTTTCCAAAATTCCTCAATTTTATCTTTTCTTATATTGTCATCAATTAAAGGGAAAGATGGTTTTTGCCATTCAAAAATTTGCCATTTGTTTCTGCCATTGGGATGCTTTGAAACTGTTGCCTTTATTTCTAACAATCCATTTTTATTCAATTTATCATTCATCCTAATTGCCCGTTTTAATTCATTTGCCCGATATCCAATGCGCATTTCAACTGGATCGTTTATATTTTTATACCACCATTCAAAAATTGGAATCAATTTCAAATTTGTTGTACAATATCTGTGTAGTTTGTTTGGAAGCCATCCTCCTTTTTTTTCAACAACCTCATCAAATGTAATCCCTGAAACCCAATTTATTTTTTTCCCAATGAATTGTTCAAGATCAAGCATTGTGTATATTATTGCATCCTCTTCCAATGTACCAATGAATTCCTTTCCAATTTTATCCGATACAATTTGCCTGATTTTTTTATCAGGAAACAAACAATTTGTGTCATCAGTTCTAACCAATGAAAAAACATTGTAATCCGCAGGATAATTTGCTGCAATAAAACTTGAGGTTTTGCCTCCCGATAAACTATTAACTTTTTTCAAAATGGAACGTTTGTATCTTTTATCACTTCAAATTTTTTGTTTTCCGCCTCAAGCGGTTTGTACACCCCCCCATTTATGAAATCGGGAGCAACTTCAAAATCACCCAATTGACCGTTTTCCTTGCGTTTTACCTTTTCAATGTACAATCGCACTGCATCGGATTTGTATTTGGTTTTTTGCCCAATGCACCGATATACAACAACACCATTGTATGCCTTATTGAAAAAATCAGCACTCCCAGAAATATCGTATAAAGTTGGTTTTTTATATACACCCTCCACAGATTCAATTTTTCGTGGATGTGCCACCAGAAACAAATGCGTGTTGGTTTGTTGGCAAAATTGCGTTATTTCGGAAAGCACTCTCCCAATGTAGCTGAAATCCCTTTGCGCTGAATGGTCGAGCATATTCCAAGGATCAATCACGCACACATTGATTCCCTTTTGAAATACCAATTCCCGAAACGCATCCAATATGCCTTTCAATGTGAGGTTTTCAAGGTCAATTTTTATCCAAAAAAAATGATCCTCAATGAAATCCTTTGTGTTGTTTAAGTCATCCGAGTTGCACATTTTGCCATTGAGTTTATTGGCAATCCTTTTGATGTGTCCTTCATAGGGAAATGATTCGGGTGAAAACATTGCGCATCTAAAATCATATTTCGTGGCCAAGTTGCAAAGCACCTGATCCACAACATCCGATTTTCCCGAATTCGGAATTCCAGTCACAACGCTCCATTCACCCATTGCGATTTTGAAATACGAATCCGATTCACCCATTCCAAGCGAATAGTTTTTGATGCCCTTTTCATTGTAGGATAAAACATTATCCCAAATGTTGTTGATATTCAATACACCCTCCAATGGGAAATTTTTTGCCTCCTTGATGATGTTTCGCAAAGTTTCAGCACCTTTTGAAATCAACACCTCATTCGCATCCTTGTATTCACCAAACTCCACGTATTTGCAACGATATGCGCCAAACCGCCTTGATAATTCATTGCGCAGCTGCAATCCCGCATCATCATTATCAGTGCAAAGAATGATTTCCTTTTTGTTTTTAAAGTATTCAAAGCAATTATCTAAATACTCAAGTTTTTGATTGCCCTTTGATGCACCATTTGGAACGGAGCAAACCGAGTACAATCCCGCTTCATGCAATGAAAGTGCATCCATTTCACCTTCCACGATGTAGCAACGTTCAACTTCCTTCAAATTATCAATGCCATAAAAAATCAATTCAGCACCCGAAACGAGTTTGAAATTCTTTTCAGCATCACGATATTTCACATTGATAAGTTCCTTGTTGCGAAAATAATTGAAGTTGATGCACCGCCTTTTCTTTTGCACTTGTGGCATATATTCAAGGGATTCACCGATTTTCCAGTGCGCAATCGTTGGCTCGGTGATGCCTCTGGATGCAAACCATTCAATCACACGATCATTCAAATCAACACTCACTTTTGGAGGTTTGATGAATTCTTTTTTGCGCTCAAACTTTACGCTCCCACTCCAACCGCAGTTGTGGCAATTGTACACACCCTCATCAATAGTGACCGATAAACAAGGATCATTTTTCTTTTTGCGTGTATGTGAGCATTTTGGACAAGTTGTTTTTTCGTATCCTGATTGTTTTTTCAGGATAATTCCGAGATTTTCAAGTTTCTGTTTCATTTTGCTAACTTAAAAAATAATTCAATCCGATTATCAACATTTCAACTGTTATTACATAAATGATGGCAAAATACATTCCCGCCTTTAATGTGAATTTTTGGTTTCTGTTTAGTTTCATATTTTAGTTTTTAAGAATATTAGTTCATCCATTGTGAGCATTTTGTGTGGCTCAAGCACATAGGAAAGCACACGAGTGTGCCTCAAGTTCTTTTCATTAAATACCATCCCATTGGTTGCAAACCCTCTGAATTGGAATGTTTTTTCATCACCTTGAAAGAATGCAAATATATCAACATCGCATTTTGAATACTCTGGAATCATCATTGGGTTTCGGATATTGCGTGAACACTTTACATCAACGCTCCATCCATTCCACGTGGCATCGTATTTATCAGTACCTTTAATCTTTGAAGTGTTGCCAACACTAAAATCAGGCATCAAATTCATTTCCCTACAAAAAATGTATTCAGTAGCAAAACCCACATAATTGAGTTCTAATCCACTTTTTTCGTTTACAGTACCCAAACCATCAATGCCACTGCGTTCCTTGTTTATTTGCCTTTGTTTTGCGTGAAAACGTATCAAATCGCTTTCCCACTCATCCAAAAAATAGAATTTATTGTTTTCCATCAAGATATTTTTTTAAATTTTCATACTCTTGTGTACCAAGTTTGTACACCAATGCGAAATCATCCAACTCCGCTCCTTTTGTAATTGCACCAATCATTGGTTTTCCCGCAGGATCATTGTATTTGTAAAACTTGATAAGGTTTGGAATCATCTTGTATGCTTGTGGTTTTCCTGATTTTTGCATACTCATAAACCGATCAACCCAAAGAATGCCATTTTTATCCTTATTGCGCAATTTTAGTATTGAAAGGAAATTGCCACTCCAGAATTGATCCTCACGTAATTTCTTTGCCATTTTGTAAACTTCACGCAAATCGTATCCATCAATACGCTCAACACGCTCAAGGCATTGCGCCCACTTTAATTTTTGCGCATCGGTTGTTGGTTGATACTTTTTAGGGAACAATGAAATGAAGTGTTCCAGTGCGGATTTTACATTTTGAGGAATATTATATGTTTTATTATGATATTGTACATTGTCTTGTACAAGTGTTTGTACATTATCTTGTACATTATCTTGTATATTGTCTTGTATATTATTATTATATATATTATTATATATATTACTTTGGTGCGGATTTACCGCAGCGGTTTTTCCCGCAACGGTTTTTTCCGCAATGGTTGGCACAATCAACCGAAAATTGTATCCTGAAAACTTTCCATTTGAGCGCACTTCCTCACGATTCAAAAAGCCAAATGATTCCAATTCTTTTATTTTTGAAGTGATGGCATCTTTCCCATCCTTGAAATGCCCTTGAATGAATGCCATTGTCATTTTTTGTTTGGCATCGTGTGAAAATAGCCAACAATACAATCCAGATGCAGCCATTGTTATTCCCTTTTTTCTGAATATATCGGTCGGGATAACCGCAAACCGATCAAGATGATCAGGTTTGTAAATTCTATTTACTACCATTTTTTTCTGTTTCTAAATTATCAACTCGTGATCCGTTTCAATTGATCACAAAATGTGCGAAGATCACCAAAAATTTTGGCAAACTCCAAAAAAGTAATGTTATTATCACCATACAATTCCCACAATACCTCAACAAGCAAATCCATTTCAACCCTTGACATTGTGCCAAGATATTCGTAATTGACATCAATATCATCAGTTGCGTTCATTGTCCAACGCACCTTTTGATTTTCCTCATCGAAATAAACTTTCCTATATTTCATTGCTAAAGTATTTTTTGATTGTATCTGAAACAACATCAAAATCATTGAGGCAATATGTTGCCCAACCTTTTTTGCTTAATCGCTCAAGCCATTTCAATTGGTTTGGAGTTGCCTTATTTTTCCCCGCCTTGAGTTCAATTGCCAATCCATTGAATGAATCATTGCAATCAAAAATCAATACATCAGGAACTCCCGATTTGCCACCAAGATATTTGAATTTGAAACGCTCAAAAGGAGTGCGCCTTCCTTCATTTGGAACGTGCGCACATAAAGCATCTGGATATTGCAACTCAATGAAACTCATCACTTGATGTTGCAACTTATCCTCATTCCCAAGATACTTATAAAACCCCTTTGACATTGTTACACTTTTAACAAAATTACACAAAAAACTCATTGAATTTGCATTTTTAGCATTTCCATTCTCAAATCATCAATTTCATTTTCAAGTTCACCAATGATTTTTAATGCATCAGCAAGTTGATGTGAAAGTGATTTTCCGCTCATTGATGGTGACACTTTTCTGGAGGATCTGAAATCAACAATTGTTTTCAATGATTCAAAATTTTCCCTGAAATTTACATCAACCTCACAAAGTATTTTAAAGCGTTTTGTGCCATGCAACACAGTTGCGTGATCCTTTCCCACCGATTGCCCGATTTCATTCAAACTCATCCTCCGCATTCGGCAAATTTCATAATACATATATCTTGCCTCCACAACTTCACGTTTCCTTGTGCGCCTTTCAATATCAATTTTGAAAAAATCCCAAATTGATTTTTTTGCAACATTGCGAATGTTTGCATTTGATATTTGTTTTTTAGATAATAATGCTCCCATCCTCATTTCGGTTTGTTGATTCGTATCCCAATGCAACATCGGTTTCCTTATAAAATTTCCAATTGTCCAATGCTTGTTTGTATCCCATTTTCCATTTGTTTCCATTGCGCCCAAGTTCAATCAAATCATCACTCAAGCCGTACACCTCAATTGAATAAGGATAATTGGTTTCAACCGCAATGAAACGGAAATCCTTTGGATTATATCCAAGCGCATCACAGTAAAATGTTGCTTGTAAATCGTAACGGAATTTTAAAATGTCAATGCGGAATTTTTCAGGTGAATTATCTTGACACGTTTTAACATCTGAAATCCATCCTGCAATTGAATTTTTGCAATCAGGTCGCACACGAATATCAACACCATCCATTGTGCCATAATGTGAAACCTCGATTTCACCCTTGCAAAACTTTTGCGCCAATTCATTTTTTTTCAAGTTTTCCATAATGGCTTTGATGCGGTTATGATCCGCCTCATCCAATACGATTTTTCCTTTTGCCTTTTCGATGTGTTCCGCCTTGAGTGCTTTGCCCTCCTTTGTGCGCCCATCAACCTTTGGCATTATGTAATAATCATCATAAAATTTATCGCTTTCAAGCATTGCAGTATGCACCGCAGTTCCAAATTTCATTGCATCGGTTTCATTGAATTTCCTATCAAGGAAATGTTTTACCGATTTTTTGGCAATCATTTTCAAACCTGATGCACTGATGGAATCCTTTGAATGATATTCCTCATTTGTATCTTGTATCTGTTTCATTTTTCTTTAATTTTTAAAATTTTATCATTTTCGTTTGTTGTTGTTTCAGTGAAAATTTTATGCAGTTTATCATAAAGATTGTAATTAAAAATTGAAAGTTCAATCCATTGAAAAACCTCATTAGGATTTTCAGTATCTTTTAACATTTCAACGTGATCCCAAAACATTTCCATTGACATTTCCTTTTCAGTTTCCACTGTTTGAATCAAACTCATGAATTCATCATTTGATATTTTAATCTGTTTCATTTTTTCTGTTTTTAAATAAAAAAAAGGGAGCAGCAAAATGCCACTCCCATTGCTTGACTACCAAGGCAAGTCACTTTCCCCTTGTGCCACTTTTTGCACTTTGCCATCTGGCTGCCAAGTGTTTAGTTCAGCGTACATTTTACCGCTTTGAGCGGTTTTCACATCAAGATTCACCCATCCGTTTTTTGAGTTTGCTTTCACAAACTTTCCGAATTCATCAACCTTGATTGATACATTTGCCACCACAAAATCGGGTGCGTTTTCTCTACGTTTCACAATGAAACCATCTGCAAAAATTTTATCCTCTGCCATTATATATTGAATTTAGATTTTAATTTACTTAATTGAGTTGCGGACAATTCCGCTTTTTTAATTGCCTTTAAAGCAGTTTGTCGATCTGATTTCATCACAACTTCAAATTGCTCATTTGTCAATTTTGGCTTCATTCCTGATGCCATATTACCATCATCATCCTCCGCTTGTAACGAAAGCAATGATTGTAATGTGTACCGCCTGAAATACGTTATTGCTGATCCGAGTTTCTGCGGATCATTTATTTCAGGAAGTTTCACTCCACTTTCAATGGAGTTTTCACCATCACTTATCACACTGCAAACTTCACCATCCTTGATGGGTTGCAAAAGTGTGAGTTTGTGTTTGTTGAGTATTGGCAACACCTCCCGAATCAATACATTGATGTCAAAGTATTTTGATTTGAAAAAAGGATTTGTTGCTGATTTTGAAATCGCTCCGATTTCGTTTTGCACTTTCAAAAGTTTTTCGTGCAAATTGTTTTCTGTTTCTGCCATTGTTTTAAATTAAACGATTAAGATCAAACCCCAACGATTGGAGTTTTTTGATTTCATCCACTTGAAATGTACCGCAATTGTTCACCCTTGAACGAAGTGTTGGGATTGTCATTCCAAGTGCTTGACAAACCTTTTTTCGTGTGAGTTCCAATCGCTCCAATTCGGAGTTGAAATATGTGTTAAATTCCATAATTGAAAAAATTTATTTTCGCTAATATAGAAAAAATTCTTTCTAAAAAGAAACCTCAAGCAAAAAAAATTTCACTCAAGGTTTCTGGCAAACAAGGGAAAAGGAATGTTTTTAGTTTTGGCGCAGCTGATGTGTGACCGTAACATCAGGATCATTGTTTGGAACGTGTGAAATTATTCCAAATTCGTTTTGTC